CGTCTCATGCAACGGTGTCGCGAACATTGTCGCGTGCCCCTTAGTCACGATAACCCCCGCCAGCGGCCTTGTACTTCTTGGCTACAAGCTGCGCCTTGCGAGCTGACCATTGGCCAGCACCAGTGCCTTGGGTAGCAGCAGCTTTGACCTGTGACACGATCCGCTTGCGCAGCTCGGGCTTGGTGTAGTTGCCAGCAGCGTTTACTGTGGATTTTGCCTTGGTAGCCATGTCAGCACTTCCATGCACGCAACGACTTGTTGATGCGGCTGTTGGGGTCTTTGGCAGTCTTGGCGCTGGTCAGCTTCTCTTTCATACCCTCCATGCGGGCACAGAACGAGTCACGTCGTGGGCCACCCTCGGGTTGAGGAGCCTTGAGCCCCGGCTTGCCGGGGTTCGCCTTGTTGTACGACGCACGCCCCTTGGCGTTGAGCCCGCCCTTTTCGGACTTGCCCTCCTTGCGTTGCCATGCAGGTGTCTTTGCCATTACTCTTCTCCTTGGGCCTTGGCCATTTCCTTTTCCATGCGCTCTTGCAAATCTGCGAGCGTACGGTCAAGTTCATCGTAGTCTGGTGAACCCTTGCGGTATTCGTTCTGCTTGGCTTTATTCATAGCAGTCTTGAACTCACGCTGGATTTTCTTGGCTGCAATTTCTTGGATAGCTTCTGACTCGACCACATTGTAGTCGTACATCTTGAGGCCAAACGCACGGGCAAACACGAGGCCTGAAGGCTCAGAGCCAGTGATGCCAGTCTTACCCTCAAAGAAGTCGTCTGCGCGAGTGATCTGACGGCTGTTGATGCTTGGTGGAGCAATGATGTCGTAGCCAAACTTGGTGGTGTTCCACAGCTTTTGCCACTCTGTGTCGGTCGGCTGGTGGATTGACTTGCCAGTGTAGGGGTCGACACCCAGCACAAACCCTGCGATAGCCGACACAAATGGACCGCTGGGTGTGAGCATGCTTGGGAACCACGATTGCCCCATAAAACCGTTAGGCAAACCCTTGGTCATGGATGCCAGCGGGAAATAGTCACCCAGCTTGTAGTACACGGGATTTTCTGCGTCACCCATAAAAGGGATACGAATGTGCATGTATGGGCCTACGGCACCGAAGAACATGCGCTCGCGTACATACGCAGGGCCAGCCTGACGAAGTTCCTCGTCTTCGCCATCGGCAGAACTGCTCATCGCAGCTTCAAGCAGGTAGTACGCCATCATGATGTTGGCGATCTTCCAAGGCTGTGTCAGCACAATGCGAGCAATCACTGGCCCCATGGCGTAACCCCATGAGATGAACGGCATGACTGTCTGGCGCAGAGCCTTCACTGCCTTGGCGTCGATGTCGTAGTCGCCGAAAGCCTTGAGCGCAAACTGGCCTGCTTCGCGGAACACTTCGTCCGTAGGTGCTTTGAGGCCTTTGTCCATCTGGCGTTCGCCAGTCTTTTTCATGAACGCTGCCATGCGGAAGGCGTTATCCTCAAACGCGTAAATTTGAGAAAGAACATCGTCAGCCTTCAGGCCAGCAGCCTTGCCCTTTTGCACGACGCGGTCGATTGCCTCAGCTTTGCTCTTCTCGATGCCCATCCAGCCAGCTACGCGCTTAGACAAAGAGTCGTCGTTGCCGCCTCGCAAATTGCTTTCGTGTGCAGCGTAAATAGCCTCTTTCACTTCAGCGCTGGAGAAGTCACCCAGCATGGCACCGGAGTTGATAAAGGCTTCGACCATCTCGCGTTCTGATTTGCTCAAGGTCTGTGGACGAACCTCGTAGCGGAACAACAGGCTGGTAGCATCGCGCATCGTTTTGAACGAGATGTCGTGCATCATGCCCATGGTGATGTTTGACGCGGCGTTGGTGACGTGCGTGCCGAAGTTGTAGATGGTCTTCGACTTCTTGAACCAGCGCATTGTGGTGTTCAAGGCGCGTACGTTGACGACTGGCTGTCGGTCAAACATATCAATCATCGAGTTCCACACAGGGCCGGGGATAAACTTCTCGGAGAGTGCTCCATAGACGTCATACTTCGGCAGCTGGACCCAAGTGCCAGACATGCGATACAAGTCCTTTGTCTTCTCAGAGCGTGCCATCTCAAGCGACACCTTCAGAACTTGGTCGTCCTGCACATTGATGCCGTACTCTTTGTTGATCTGCGCAACACTGTCAAAGGCTACACGCGGCGCAGGGCTATCCTCGGAGCCCATCTTGGCCATGGCGCTGATGAAGTTCTTGCTGGCGTAGTTGTTGGCCAGCGCAGCCATGGTGTTGCGCAGTGCGTTGGCGAGGTCGTCAGCCTTTTCGTCGGCGATCTTTTCGCGGGCTGTCGTGTTCGTGGTGAACTTGAACTTGCCTTTGTCAACGTCGCCTTTCTCCATGATCCACTTGCGCGTGGTGTCGACAGCGTAGCCGAGCGGGTCTTTGCTATTCATCTCTGCAAAGCGACTAGCGGACATGAACCCAGCGGGCTCTTTGGCGTCTTTGAGCGTACCAGTAGTCTTGAAAACTTGGTAGAAATCGCCGTCCAAAATGACATCGCCAGCAGGGGTTTTTGTAAACCAGTTCTCGTCGATGTTTGCCTCAAATACAGACTTCTTGCCGAGCACTTCGTTGATCTTGCCGAGGCCGAACTGGTTGCGTGCAACTTCTTCAGTCTTGCTGGGGAACAACAGGTTCTCAGAGAACTTGCGAGTGCGGAAGAACTGCTGCTCAACTGGAGACAGCTCAGACACATACAGGTCGAACCACTTCTTCATGTTGTCAGCGAGGCCTTTGAGCTTGCCGCCGTCGTTGACACCATCCAGTGCGCGAGTGTTGCCGTCAAGGTAGGCGAACACAGCATTGACCTGCGCTGCAGGCTGGCTGGTGATGTAGTTGGCGATGCGCTCAGCCACTTGGTAGCCTACGTTCTTGTCGAACTTGTAGTTGTCTTGGATCGTAGACACGTCACGGTTACCGTGATAGCGTGAGTTCAGCAGGCCAGCAACGATCTCAGCACCGGGGTACTTCTTGGCTGTATCGCGGCCCCACTTGGCCAACTTCTCGCCGAGCTTCTCAGCGTTTTGCTGGCTCCAGCCGACAGCTTCAAACAGGCGTTGAGTGCTGAGCACGTTGACAAGGTTCTTCTCAGCAAAGCGTGTGTAGTCGACCTCGGACATACCCAAAGATTCAGCGATCTTGGCGTTGCTGATTGGCTTGGTAGTCTGTACAGCAGCTTCAAGGATGTTGCCAGCATTCTTCTCAGGCGTGACCTTGCTGGCTTTTTCGAGCAGTGCGAGGCTGCTGTCCAGCACATCGGCTGCAACAGTGTTGGGTTTGTTCAGCATGCGAGCCATGGCGGCTTTGATGTAGCGCCATACGCTGTTGACCGACTCGCGGAATGTCTGAGGTACACCCTTGGACGGCATGGCCTCAAGCGCCTTGCGGAACTCGTTGAGCGTGGTGCCGTAGGACACCAGTTCGAGAACAGCGTCGAGCTCGTTCTTCTCAGCCACCAACTTCTTGAGCAGGTCTTGCACTTCTTTGGCTTTGCCAGTCAGCTCACCCTTGTACCCGACGACAGCCTTGAGCGAACGCTTGAGCTGCATGACCATGGGGTCTTTGGGGTTCTTGTAGATGAACGACTGCAAGGCTGCGTGCAGCGCCTCGTGCAACGCCACCTCTGGCGACTCGTTCTTGCGCAGGTAGACAGTGTTGGTTTTGGGGTCAAAGCGTGGGTCGCCCTCAGCGATGAACTCCAGCTTCACATCGCTCATCTGGTCACCAATGACATCGCGCAGCGTGGCTGCGAGCATGCGCTCAAACGGGGTGCCAGAGTTGCGGATGTACTGCAGGACACCTTGCAAACCAGTGAGCGTTTCGCTTTTACCCAATGGATTCGGGCTAGTCACACCTTCAGTGGCTGCTTTTTCCAGAGGTGATACCTCACCAGCCTGTTCGCGGGCAACGCGCACTGCGCCGCCACGGATGTCCGCTGTGTCAGGCTGAGCTTGCATGAAGGCTTCGCGCTTGGCAGCGGCCCATGCCTGAGACAGCATTGTGTCTAGCTTCTTGCCAGCCTGAATTACTTCAGCGCGAGTCCTACCGGGGGCAACAATCTTGCCCTGCACCATGTCTTTGACAAGGCGAACCACAGCTTCGATGTCCTTGGCGTTGCCACCAACAGCTTCACCGAGCTCGGCCAAAGCGGCTTGGACGTTGGCAGCTTGAACTTGCACGCCTGCAACTTGCTCTTCTGCAAACTGGGCTGCGGTTTTGGCTTTTGGAATTTTGTTGCGTCGTGACAACGCTTGCCCGCCTTGGTCAAGGTACGTCTTATACGCAGAGGCGAAGTTGCCCAGTGCATCGACGATGCGCTGCTCTTTGGGTCCAGCCTTGGTGCCCACTTTGCCACTTGGGCGCAGCAGGGCGTCACGGACCTTCTTGAGCATTTCAGTGGTCATCGACGCACGACCGGGCGCACGCACTGTCTCAGCGCCACGCACAGAAGCAGGCAAGGGGTTACCAACGTCCGTGTTGTCAGCGTCTTCGATCAGCTTGAGCAGCGGCTTGTCTTCTTCTACGACTGGGGCTGCAGGGGCTGCTGGTGCTTTCGCTCGCTGCGTTTTTGCTTGCTTGGCTTGAGGGGCTTGAGTGCCACTTGGTGCTCCGGGAGTTGCGATAGAAGAAACGCCCGCTGCAGGTTGTGCAGCGGGCAAAGCGGCGGCAACTGCTTCTGATGCGCCGACAGGAGTAATGGGTTCCGCAGGGCGCTCGGAGAGCAAACTGCTTGGAGCTGGTGCAGCGGCTGGGACTTGAACCGGTAATGTGTTTTGGACTGGCTCCAACAGTGTTGTGGATGCAGGGCCTTGGCCAGTAGGTACAAACGGAGAAGAAGTTGGCTTAAAGCGTTTGCCCTCTGGGCCACGAAGAGCGGCCTTCTGTGCACGGCTGAGTTCACCAGTGATAGGCTGCGGCAAGTCTTTGGCCAGCTTTTGCCACTCTTGACCCATGTCGTCAATGTCCATCATGGTGCGGTACTGACCAGCACGAACCTCTTGCCACTGTTCTCCGGCCTGTGTAGCCGCAGCTAAGCCACGTTGCTGTGGCTCCAGAATACTCTGGGCTTGTTGGCCAATGTCTTGGGCTTGCATCAACGTGCTGGCCCGGTCGCCCATCAAGTCTTGGAATTGCTGGCCTACGCGGGCGATGCTGTTGTCGCGTGCAGTCTCAAGGCCTTGCGTAAACGCACGCTGTTGGTCGAGCGACGAAAAAGGAGTATCAACCTGAACACCAGCCAAGCCTTGCTCAAACGCACGCTGTTGGTCGAGCGACGAAAACATACCGCCTTGCAGGCCTTCCAGCTCCTGAGCTTTCTCGCCAAGCAAATTGAGCTGCTTGGTCTTTTCTTGCTGCTCGGCGGCTTGGAGGGCGGCAGTACGAGCGTCTTCGAGCTCCAGTTGCTGGTTGAACCAAGTGTCCACATCCTGCTCAGCAACGCCTTGGCGACGTGCTTCGCCCATAACCAAGTCCATGGCCTTAGCGCGGGTCTCGACAGGGGTGTCAGGGTTGTACAGAGCGTCTTTGAGCGACTGTGCACGGCGAGCGCGGGTGATTGCTGCGCCGCCTGCGAGTGGGCCAAGCAAAAGCGTCAAGCCAACACCACCAAGAGCAGACTGTTTAGCTATCTCACCAAGGTCTTCAGGGGCTGCGCCATAGGCTTGCTCCACCAACGAACTACCCACGTCTTGGGCGACTTCAGTACCCGGCTGCACAGCCAAGTTAACGCCCATGCCTTTGAGGAACGGTTTAGCGACAGCGGTCTCAGTTAATGCACCAGCAATGCCTGCTGTTGTGCGAGGGGCAGCGCCGAGCGCAGTTGCCAGAGGACGGGCAGCGCGTAGGCCAACAGCCGTAGCAACACCTTCCAGCGGGCCTTGGATCAAGCCAACACGGCGAGCTGCATCAGTGGCGTCTTGCTCAGACGCACCTTGGGAAATTAACTTGTCGTAGGTTTCTTGGGCTGAGGAGGTGCCGAACAGCGTAGCCGCCGCCAACGGTGCGGCAACTTGGCCACCGGGAACAAATGCAAACGGCAGCGTAGCTGCAACTGGAGCAAGACCACGGGCACCCAAGACACCAGCTTGGCCGAGCAAACCACGACCACGCATGTCAGGGGCATACTCTGGCGCACGTGCTTCGGCGCTTTCAGCCAGCTCACGCCCAAACTCAGGGGCAATGCCTGTGTACTGCAAGCCTTGGCCTACCATCTTTGGCAGGTCTACGACAGCACCACCTAGAGCTTGACGGCCCATCTCAGCAACGGTGCCGCGTGCTTTTAACCCGAGGTAGTCCGCTGTTTCTTCAAAAGACTTGCCGATACGTTGGCTATAGTCACGGACGAGGGCATCATCCGCCAACCCTTTCATGTCCTGCGGTACAGCGTTGCGTAGGTCTTGGAGGGTGTAGATAGCCATTTTTACTCCGTGTTCATTAGCGACGTGGCAGCAAATCTTCGTACCATGCCCGCTGTAGCCCAGTACCACCCGGGAACTGGTAGCCTACCCTGTTGAGCTCCGAGATCGACATTACTCGTGTCGTGCCATCTGGTAATTGTACGTTGTAGCCCACGTTGCCAGCACGGTTCAGCAACTTTGTGTTTTCCGTAGTCAATGCTGCGGGGGCAGGAGCAGCGGCAGGAGCAGCGGCAGCTGGTGGGCGAGTAGTATTGATACCTTGCTGTGGCGCAGCATAAGGATTTGATCCAACACCAGTTGTCGGACCCGCAGTGTCTCGCTTGATAAACTCTGTGACGCCTAGCTCTGCAGCGTACGCGTCTTTCTGCCCCTGTGGCAGTTTGGCGTTCTTTGGGTCTTTGACCCAGTCGCGGTAGTATCTGAGGTTCTCTTTGTCGAGGTCTGAGAGCTCACGTGCTGGACCAGTAGCAGCGCGTGGTGCTGCACCCAACGGGATTGGCGTGCCAGCTTTGGCGTTTGCCATGTTGAACTGGCGAATCAAACCTTGACCAGCAGGGCCAGTTTGTTCTTCCGGTGTAAGCGCTTCGTAACGAGCACGGATGTCCTGCGCTTCGGCGTTGCCAGCAGCTTGTGTCCTGAGCATTCGCATCTGCTCGTTACGGAGCCCAACAGCGGAGTCACTTGCGCGAATCTGTGCTTCTTGCGCAGCAATGGCAGATTTGTTCTTCGCCAAATTCATCGTGAAGTCGATGATGGTGGCTGGGTCCATAGCAGCTTTGTTGAGGTACGCAGTAGTCTCAGCTTCGCTACCAGAGAACACGTTCGGCTGGATGACCTTGCCTGTAGCTGTATCCACACGGTTCAGAGATAGAGTGCCGCCTTTGCCACGGATGACTTCAAAATGAGAGCCGGGGTCGAGGTCATTGCTTTCTTTGTGGGCTTTGAGCAAACCATCCAGCCCTTGATTCTTTACCAAGTCGCGGATACGCATCTGCGAGTTCTTGAACTCCTGCTCTTTAATGCCAGTCAGGGACGAGGCAACTTTAAACTGTTCGTCTACACCCATGCCCAGTCGCTGCACTTCGGCGTTAATTTCTGCAAAGCCAGCTTGCGGATTTTGTGAGCGCCATGCGTTAAAGTCGTCCATGCGCTTAGCAGCGGCAGCGGTGCGTTCCCCAGCGGTCAACTCTTGCCTAGTTCTGTCAAGACCGAGCTTTCCGGCTTCAACTTGGGTTTCCAGCGCTTGACGACGCAGTGGGGCTTCTTCAGCTTCACGCTCTAGGCGAGTAGCTTCTGCAATAGCGGCCAACCGTTGGCGAGGATCGGACAGGCCTTCAGCCATAGCGCGACTGCGCATGGCTTCGATGCGATCAGGGGTCAGCTCACCCTCAACCCTACGGCCCAAGAAGTTAGTGACGCGTTGCTGGTTAAACGCTACTGGCTGGAGCTGAGTGCGGTCGATTCCGACTACGTCTGTGCCCATGCCTGTGCGTGGAATTTGCGCTTCGGTGAAGTCTGGAGTAATGGTGTAGTTACCGCCTTGACCAGCTTGCACGTTGTAGTACGGGCGACCAGTTTCTGGGTTAATGGCGCTGGCCATGGCCTCCAGCTGCTGGCCTTGTTCGGCTGTGTACCCTTGAGAAGTCTCAGGCGTTGCAGTGCGAATGCCTTCAATACGACGTCGTTCTCTGCCTTCGTTAAAAGCCCGGCCAAGGGCTATCCCCGATTGAAATCCTGCGGCTATGCTCATATCAGACCTCCACCATTTCTAAACCGAGACCGGCGTAATTTACTGCCATGAAGCCGTCAGGCATCGTGAAGACCATATCAGGGTGCGACTCTACAACGTCTTGCGCCATCACGCCAAGGAAGCGGCGACCGGAACCGTTGATGTACTCGAACTCGTACAGTGGCAACATGGTGCGCTCATCACGGCCAACCAACTCAATGTTCTGCTTCAGGCGGCGGTCTGAGAAAATTGTCGCACCAGCGCCAAGCACAGCACCAAACATTTCGCCTCTGCGGTTTTGCGCAGCGTTGTACATACCAGCTTGGCCTGTAGCGATATTGCCCATGGTCTGACCAGCCTGCTGCATACCTTGCATCTGCTGTGCGCCGGGGGCCATGGATGTGTTGATGCCCGCAGAACCTGCGCCAGTAGCAGCGCCATACGCGCCTTGAGCCGCACCGCCTAACCCACGACCAAGGCCAGTAACGTCCATACGTCGGGCAAAACCCATCTGTTCTGCTTGGTTGCGAGCGCCTGTCATGGCATTGGCACGTTGTGCGGATAGACCCAGCATGTTCTGAGACTGCAGCGCCATACCAGCGCCGGAGTTCGGGTTCACACCACGCGAAGCGGCTGCACGAGCCGAAGCGTCTTGCATCACACCAAAGGCACGACCCGTTGCAGCGGCGGCATCACGGGCTTGTTGCTCACGGAACCCTTCAGTGCTGAACCGTTCAGCATCTCGCACTAGCCCTTGCTCCAGTGGACGGAAAGTTTCCATCTGATACTGGCGGTCTTCTCGCCCCATCTGCATGAGTTCGTTCTGCGTAGCCATCTGTTGCTCTGCGACGCGCCGAGCCAATGGCATGATGTCTGCATACTGCTGCCGGGAGAAGTCGAGCTGCTCCCGTGCGAGAGCTTCCATGCCAGAATAGTCTGGTGGTGGAGGACTAGATTTACCGCCCATAATTTACTCCTTGCGCAGCCACCGACAGGTGTCAGGCCGCATTACCAAAACGTGCATGTCGGCACCGGGTGCGCCGTCTTTCATAACGAACTCTTCCTCAAAACCGAGGTGTTTGTCAAATGCCAGTATTTTAGGCTCATTTGAGGGAACCATGCCAGTCAATCTTTTCAGACCGCAATGCCTGAACGCGTAGTCACACACCGCTTGGAGCAGCGGGATGATCTGTTTGGTCTGCCTGACGATGGCAATGTGGCATGTGGCGTTGGCCCCGTTGTAGTTGTTGATGACCACACCAGCCAAGACATCTTCACCACTCACAACGCCGATGGCGTAGAAGCTGCCCCAGTCAGCGTTCTGGTTGACCTGCTCAGCGACCCATGCGCCGATGCGTTCTTTCTGGTCGTAGACGAGGTGGGGCATGGGTGGATTATGGCTTATGTCAGTCGGTCACTGCAACTTTTTAGTCGTTATATCTTTTTAAGACTGAAATGTCTGCTTCTAATCCGGGAAACGGAACCGCAACACCGCTAAAATTATTGTCTACATATTCAATTGCAAATTGCCCAATCGATGAAATGTCAGAAACTTTAGCTTGTCTGGCTTTTACAATTGATGTGCCTGTTGTAGTTACATAAAAATGATTTTCGTCAGTTTCAGCGCCAATAGCCATCCCAAAAGTATTTATGCAAATCCAAGGTCTTTTTCCCCACCCACTAAAGTTATAAGATTGAGGCCACTGTTGATCGAAATAACTTTGCCCTGCCGGACCCGCATATATAACCTGCTGCACCCTAGGGCACTCGAATCTACTATCATAAATTCTTTCACTTTGGTTATTTAACACGCGCACACCATAATTAGTATTATCCATAGGAATTGCTCCATTAACTCCAAAAGCAACCCAATCAAAACCAGCGCCAGTATCTTGCAACGTAAAAGTTCCAGTTCGTATAAATCTATTTGTGCGCATTTTTATCGTTGTATCGTTTACAATTTCAAACGCTCCTATATAGCTTTCATCAAACCAAGGGCGTACAAAAATTTGTGGGTTGGATGCCCCTTGGCTTGGCAACGTAATTGTTACTATTGGTTGTGACGAACTCCCCTCTCCAATTTTTAATAAATTTTTAAAATTGTCGTCAATAACAATATTATTTTGATTACCTACAATTTTTATTCCAAAGCTCATAATCTAAATACTGAAACTGTGCAATTAACAATAGGTCCAGACGCAACAACATTCCATCTAAACCCTCCATTTTGAACGGTGCAATGTAAAAAAGTGTATGGGTCTCCAGTTGATCCCGCCGCAACAAACCAGTTGCTATCCCTAGCCATGCCCAAAACATAAACAAAGCCTGTACCGGGACCGTTTGGGTCCAGTTGAGTAACCTGATGTAAGCTGTGAAATCTTATTAGCCTGTCTGAAACATCAAGTATGACTTGACCAGCGCCATCAAATAATTTATATCCAAAGCTCATACCGATAAATTTCCTATTTGAACTCGCAATACGTTATTTTCGTCAAATACTTTAATGACGTTATTTTTAATCTCCATGCGAGCACCGGAAGTTGCGCTTGCTACGTTCAATGTACCAGCAAAGTTGGCGCTACCATCTGCAGCGCTCAGCGTAAATGTAGGCGTGCCAGCTGAGTTAAACGCCGCAAAACCAGCTCGTGTTAAGCCAACGCCGTAGCCGCTAGTCCGGTTGCCGTTGTTATCCCAGTTAAGGGAGCCCAGCGCGATACCGCCTGTGCTAGACAGCACATTACGGCTATCAGTCGCCATTTTAGTAGCGACCGCTGCTGCTGCTGCGTCAGCTGTACTCTGAGCTGTAGAGGCTGCGGTCGCTGCGCTGCTGGCTGCGGATGCTGCGTTGTTGGCAGTGGTTACTAGGGTATTCGCAGTAGTGCCGTCTACTAAACCAGTGAAGTTTCCAGTGCCTGCGTTCAGAATAACGCTGCCAGCGGCGTCCAAGATACTCAGCCCACGAGCGTCGATCTGTGCAGCCGTCAGTTTCCCGCGAACATCCCCAGCGCCAAATTCAGCAGTGCCGTCGCCGTTAATTTTCCAACCTTGGGTGCCAGCAATGTAGTTAGTTGATTGGATGTACTGACCTACAGCAATAGAACCCGCAGTAAGTTTGCCAACATCTAAGCTGGCAATTTTGTTGTCGTCCACTGCCAAGTCAGCAATCTGTGCGTTCTGAATAGTGGCGTTCAAGATGTATGCTGCATCGACATACACACCAGCGGGGACGTTTTGGCCGTTGATCTGCGTGGGCACGGCTTGGACTGCGAACGGGACGCGGCTGGCTACTTGCCAGCGGACAGGGCCGTCTGTGACTATGGTGCCAATAGCACCAATGGTGGGCGCAGAGACCCCTGTCGTGCCTCCAACCTTACACACCAGTGTTCTATCGTCTGCACCCGCAACACGAGCAATGGCCCCTACAGCGTATACCGTGCTGTTGGCTCGCAGCTGGATGGAAGACTGTGGTGTTGTGACTGCAAACCGATCCACGTTGGCAACGAACTCAGAGCCACCTTCGTCTCCATAAATACCGTAACCAGCCACGTTGCCGTTGATATCGAGCTTGATGGTGTACTCAGCTTTGAGCCCATCGTTCAGAGTCTTCTGTGCTGTAAAGCGCTGCTCCAGCGTGGCCGAGTCCGCGCCGTCACTAACTGATACTTGTTTGACCGCTGTAGCCAGTGGAATGCCTACGTTCCACACACCACCTGCGGCTTGGCAGTCAGCGCGGTTTGTATTATCAGATGCAATGCCGCCAATCGTGCAGTATCCAATTTGTGTGGTCTCAACCGTTGTGACACGGGCGTCTACTGCCGTCACAGAGTTTGTAATGTCGGCGTCGGGTGAGTACAACCACTCTGCACCAGACCACAAGTACAGTTTGTTTCCATCGTTAGTGTCGTACCAAACATCTCCTACTTCCAATGGCACATCATCGGAAGTTTCTGGGTCCACACCACGCTTAGTAGGAGCGTCAGCTGTGCGAAACACCTTGGACTGAATGTCTGCATACGCACGCAAGAATGTGCTGCTCTGGGCGATGGCGTTCTCAGTGTCAGTCTGTGTCAGGTAGTCGTTCGTCAGCGTAGCGCCAAGGTTTGTAATCGACTCAACAATAGAGCCATCTGGCGAATACACCCACTCAGTACCGTCCCACTGGTAAATCTTGTTCTGGTCATTGATGTCCACCCACACATCGCCAGTCTGCAAGGGGATGTCCGTTCCTTCGTCTACGCCGCGCCTAGTGGGCGCGTCGTTCTGCCTGAACGTACGGGATGCCGTGGTGTTGGTGTATGCCTTGAGCGTTGTGGTGCTAGACGCGATGGCCCCATCTACTGTAGCTGTCGTCGAATAATCGTTGACGAGCGTAGCCCGGGTCGCAGATAAGCCTGTGGTGGGGTTGTTGACCTGCGAGTCCAGCGTTGTAATAAGCGAAGACAACGCACCATCAGCGCTGGCCCGTGTGGTGGACTCAACTTGCAAGGCTGCACGGATGGCTACATCATTGGCGTTGACACCTGCGTTAAGGGTCACAATTTCTTGGGCAAGAGCATCATCAGCTGTGGCTCTGGCTGTTTGCTCAAGCACGAGCAAGGCGTAGTTTTCTTGGATGTCAATGTCTGTTATGTCCAGCCACGAAGCGCCATCCCACTGAAACTGTTTGTTTTTTACCTTAGAGTATTCACCCTCAAAGTAAGTCTCGGCGTAGCTGATCTTCGTGTCTACCCAGATGTCGTTGACCTGTGGTGACGACGGTGCTGTAGGCTGGCGAAAGATACGGTTCTTGCCAGCAGCGGTGGCGCTCACGGTCGAAATGCTAGTCGCCAAGCCCTCATCAGCCGTAGTACGCGCCGTGCGCTCGGAAAAAATCAGGCCAGACGTAACTGACGCCAAGTCAGTACCGGTGTAGGCACCACGCATCTGCGTGGCCAGAGTTTCCCGAGCTGTGACTTCTCCACCGAGGTCCGTTGTCAGCGTAGCAATCTCTGCTGTGTGGGCAGCAACTGTGTCAGCAATCGACGAGTAGTCGCCAATCTTGAGCCAGTATGTGGCGTTAGTTGGCAGGTTGCCAGTGGTAGTGCTGATCGCTTTATAGAGGCCACCGTCGTACTTGACAATGTCCTCTGCTGCATAGGTCGTCGCGTTGTCGTAGTCTGGGTACGACGTGATGGCGTCCACCTGCCCCTGCAAGAAGGCTAGCTGGTTGGGAATTGTGCCAATCGTTGTCGCTGGCCCGTCAATCAAATTGATACGGCTGTTCAGGGATGTACTGAGCTCCGCCGTTGTAATCTCACCTGCGAGCTGATCGAGCAGGTAGTCAACCTCTGGGCCTGTAGTAGCTGAAGTGCCACTGGTGGCGTTGTACGGACCTTTGACGTCGTTGGTGTTGACGAACCGTGCCCAGTAAAAGCGTGTAGTGCTTGGACCCGTCTCATCCACGTAGATGGCTCCGGGGGTCATACCCAGCAAGACAGCAGCGGCCAACGAGTTTGTACTTGCCCCCCACACTTCAGCATACGCATGTCCGGGGTAGGCCGGAGCGTCCCAAGCTACGATGATATTGCGAATTGCGGCAGTAGCAGTGACGTTGGTCGGTGCCGGTGGCGGAGCCACGAAGGGCTGTGCCGGTGCGACCAAAGAGCCCGATGAATCACTACTCGCAAGACCAGCAGAAGTCAGGTCGTCAAGACTGATGAGCCGGTCAGCGCCGGAGCCCGACACGAGCTCACGCACGCGATCAAGAAACGTACGCAGGTCACGGGGAATGTCCGACTTGACGAATGGGAGCTTTTTAGACACTGGCCAACTCCTGCACAGACTGCGCTATTGCAAACGAGAATACCTCAGCACTGCCCTCAAACTGGAACTCCCAGTCACGGCTAGGGGTTGCTGGCAAGCGGAAAAAGTCCCGGCTTGCTACAGTTTGCGTGTGGACAAGCGTACCACCTGCGTAGATTTTAGCCGTCATCGGATACGACTCAGCTTCGAGCTGTGCGCAAGAGAAACTCATGACTTGTGGCAGGGTGAATTTCTTGGACTTCCACGTCACAGTCTTCAGAGCGCCAGCGCCCCACACCTTCACCGCCCGGTCAGCGCCAGCAAGGAAGAGTTTGTCCACCTGCAAGTCGTTGTAGCCTGCAGCCACGTAAATGTCATGGGTCACGAACTCGCCAGTAGCCGCGTCGTAGATGAAGCCGCCAGAGGTCACGCCGTTGTTGTAGAACCCGAAATACTTCATGTCGTGCTGGTACGCATAGATCGTACTGGGCGAAAACAGCGACTGCCACTGGGCACGTGTAAAGTATTTCTCTGTGATGATTTTGGAGCCGCTGGGGGACAAAGACACCAGACCGTCAGGACTGGCATAAATGACTGCACCGTTGAAACTCACGATGCTGCGCTTGGAAGCGCAGGCTTGCTCCAGATCAGACTTAATCACCACCATAGAGTCCGGCGAGCTGCCTTGGATGAAATAGGGCGTTCCTGTGGTCATCACCGCCAGTGTTGTGTCCATGCGACCAAGGCCAACCACGGGGAAGTCCAGAGATTGCATGTACTGCACGGGCCAAGCATGAGGGCGATATGGGTCGCAGAAGTACACGTCCCGGCCAGTGAACCCAGCCATGATTCCACCGGGTAGGTTGATGAGCCCCTTGAGTGTGTCTGGTGGAGGGAGCCATGTCAGGGACGGCAGCTCTTCGCCGAGATTTTCCGCCAGTATGCTGTCCGAGTAGGAGGTGTTGGCTACCGGTATTTCCGCCACGAACAAAAACACACCTGAAGTCGCACGGTAAATACGGCGGTGGGTGATGGTGTACCCAGATGGAATTGAGGCAAATCCACCAACAGTCACACTCTGGCCAATACGCACGCTGACCTCAGCAGATGCTGGGGCTGGAGCAGACTCAAAATCAAACCCGGACTCTTTGTTGACGACCGTATAGGTATAAACCCTAGTCTCTGGGATGTCAGTTGCTTCTGTAGGTGTACCTGTAACCGATACCGTAGACGCTGTAGTGGGGGCGGGAACGCCCAGCGGGCGCGATACAGTGGGGTAGTTGCTACCAGACAGTGCGATGGTGTTGTACGTGGCTTTTGGTGCCCCGTCGCCTGTGTAGAACGTCCACTCGGACACATCCCCTGCGATCTGGCTGCGACACACGTCAACATCAGTGGTCCAGTGGAACCAATACTCTGAGTCCGAAATGGCGTTTTGCCCAAAGCGGTAGATGGTCAGCGGGGTGCCAGACTTAGTCAGTGTGGCCACAGTGGAGCCAAGAGCTGCGATGGGCTTGAGTGACCCTTGGAACACATCCGTGTTCAGCGCAGTCTGCGCTTGCGCGTCCTGAAGGTAGCGCGGCGGCACCTTGGGAGAAATCCCGCCAAACGATTTGATCTGAAGTGCTGCCATGCTATGTTCCTCACTACGCCAGATTGTAGTTGGGATCGCCTAGTAGGGCCAGAGCCTCGTTGGTGTGCTTGATGCGGTCGTCTAGGCCGATTGTGCCCCCGTTGATCTTTTTTGTCAGCGCCAGATTGTTGCCGGATTCGGCTAGACCGTTGAGCTTTTGTGTATCCCAGAACCAGCCAGCTGTCAGGGCAGCGTACTGCGGTGTAGCCACCAGATCAGGCTCCATGATGAAGTCCACACCAAGGGCTTTGCCAGCATGATGGTAATTCGCCGCGCCGGTAAGTTGGATGCACCCACGGCCACGAAAACGGTAACCGTCACCAGAAGCCTCATCCCGGTTGTTCATGCGATTGCCATAGATGCGGTTGGCGATCTTCTTAGGCTGGCGCTCGTAGGCTGCAGCCTCTTCAGGCGTAAAGCCCCATGAACGCTTGGGTGTGCGAGGGAACAGCTTCAGGAGCGTGGCAGCACGGTAGTTCAGGTTTTCTTCCAGTACCCGAAAGTTTGCGCTCTCATGGCCACACTGACCGATAAACGCAGCTTGCTGGCGTGGCGTCAGGATGTTAAACCGTGCAAACGTGGCGTTCAGTGGGTCAGTCCACACAGGGTCAATGTGCAGCTTTTTAAGTTGCTCAGGGGTTACCATTTACGATTCTCCTCATTTGGTCGTACGCGTCGATGCAGGCGTTGAGCTGGGCAGTGTTCTTGTCACCCTGAGCCACTATTTCTGCGATGGCTTGGAGGGTTGCTCGCTCGGCATCAGGAGCTGGGTCAGCCGGTCTGTCAGGTTCACTTCTCGCTTGGTTGCTATCTCCAGCGGCAGGGGCGGGACTTGGGCTGGCTTGTACACAACTGGCGGCGGGGAGGCGCACCCTGCCAGCAGCAATGAGGCGATTAAGGTCAGTTTGCTTTTTGTTGACAACATCGTTTGCCTTTCGAAGTTCAGCGTCTTTGTCGGATACAGCCTTAGCCATCTCTTGCTCTTTGGCTCGGGCTTCTTCGTTCTTGCGGGCGATTTCGATTTGCATCTCTGCGTCGCGGTCACCCCAGCCGTTACTGTAGCCGTACTTGTAAAACCCTCCCACCGCCAGAGCGGCTACCAGCGCCAGCGTTGGGTACAGGGTCATTGGGCTCATGCTCCCTCCCTACGAGCGGCAGCGATCTCAGCGCGGTCATCGTCAGGCTCTTGATGATCTGGGGGCGTTGTAGGTGGTGGACCGGGTGTCCACGTTTCGTCCAGCTCTGGATTCTTGTATCCCATCCAGTTGAAGTCAGGCATTGATACCGTAGTCGATGGGGCGCAGTAAGCCTGTGGCGCTGCATTGGTGGTCTGCGTTGCTGTGTTGGTAGCCACAGCTGAGTTGGTCGGCGGGGGCTGCTTGTTAATTACACCACTGACTGCACGCTTGCCAACAATGCCGCCAATGCCACCTACTATCAGCAGCACGATGTCGTTGAGCATCTTGGTGTACGCTTGGTCGATGGGGGCCATCGACTTGATCGGCTGCGTCACAAAGGTCACCGAGTACAGCAAGGCAAAGACGATGCCAGCAAGGATCAATGTAATCATCACGACTACAAAGCCCCATACCCGAACTTCCAGTTCTTCAGCGGTCAGCTTTGGTGTCAGTAGGTTGTCTAGTTTGGTCAATTTGCTTCTCCAAGATAGGGGCCACTAAATACTCAGGGCACTGCTGCGTGAACAGGCATTTTGGCTTTTGGCAGTCAGGCTTGTGGAAGTTGTCAGGATTCTGGCACGGATACCGGTATCGGTCTTCGCAACCAGCAAGCAAAATTAAAGTAGCCAGCAAAAAGTATTTCATGCGCGTACATCCACCATGTGTTGTTGAGGCTTAGCCGCCTCGATTAGCTTGGCGTTATGCTCTTTCGTTTGCCGCGTATCTGACTGCAACTGTTTCAAGTTTTGCTCGTGGTTCAGCCTGAAACGCTCTTGCAGGGTTTGCAGGTGTCTTTGGTACATCTCAGTTTTCATATACCTAGTTTCTCCAATAACGCTTCAATGACCCGGTTGGCAATGTCTGGGGGCAAGAGCACAAGTACCTTGAACCCCACCCAAACGAAGGCAAGGTAGCAGTTTATTTTGAGCCACTTGTCAAAACCTTCCTTGACTTCTTTCCACTTGTCCACATCAACCACACCCGTATTCAGCGCAGTAAAAGATCAACTCAAACACGCCCCAGAAAATAATGATGGCGATGACTGATACCAGCGTGATGGCAATGGTCAGCTCGATTACCTCTTTGCGCCTCTTGGATGCGTTAAGCGCCCGTGCAGCTTCCCTGCGCTGCTCTGCAATATCTTCCTTGTTCATCTCCATCACACGTTGCTGGATCGAGTTCCAAACGTCCATGTTGTTCGTGGAAAAGAACATACCTTTGAGTTGCTCTTCAAAGTCCCTTTGAGCCTTCAGCGCCAGCTCGATCTCAATGGCCTTGCCCATGTTGGAGCCACCAGCCTTCTTGGCTGCACCCGCTGCTTTGGTAGCTGTGTGCTTAGCGTCAAAATACTTGCCGATCAGCGGGCCGAGACTAGCCACATCATCAACCGTAGCCGACGCTTTCTTAATCATGTTTACCGCTGCGCTCACTGCGGCCATAGCGCTTATCGGATCAATCATTGAAGCCCCCTGACAACAAATAAGGCGGCTTGTAGGAGCCACCACACAGCAACTATGCCGATGGCAATTTTAACCTTCATGACAGCACTATGATGAAAACTCTGGCGCACCAAATGACCAGCCCAACTAGGAGGACCGCAGCAATAAAGCTAACAGCCCAGTCTTTCATGCTCAGAGTCCAAAGACTTTCTTGACCACCTCGGCTGCAACACCGGGGCCAAGTAAAACAGCAGCAATTACGGCGTACAGCAGATATTCAATCTTAGCCATACGTTTGGAGCCTGACTCAAAACTTTTCTGAATGCCTTCGTAACGGTGGGCACACACCTGTTCGTGGGTAGTCAATCTGGCCTCCGTTGCGTCGATTTGTTCGCTCATCTACTGCTCCAAAGTTAACCCCACACGCGCACAGGCGCAGCGGGTGTTACAGCGTATTGCTCAAGGGGTGTCGGGTCTTCACTAACCACACGAACGTTAACGTGCCAGCCGTCTAATGCAGTCATCACAGGGTTGCCTTCAGCATCTGTCTCGCCTGTAGGCTTGTAGATGATGCCAATGGTGCTGATGTTGGCATAAGCCTGTCGTGGCTCAGTGGCAGTGACGTTGCCTTCCTCGTCCCATGCTGTTGGCTCTTGGGTGTAAAGGACAGCAGTGGCTGCTGCTTCGTCTGTAAATTTGAGATACAAGTCCATGTTTGTTCCTTAGCTTGTCAATGCTTGCAGTTGGGCAGACGTTACTGCAATAGGGTAGTAGGCAATCTTGCGGAAGTGTCCGTTAAAGACACTTGCACCAAGTCTTGTAGAACCAATCGCCATCTGATTAACAGAGGCTGGAGCTAAGGATGTGTCAGTGACAACGGTTCCAGCATTTACAACGGCGACTGAGTAATCTACTTTGTAAGCAACAGCGTCTTGATTAAATGTTTGATTAGTCGTTGCTGGAGATAAGGTTGTTTGTATAGTATTTTGAGAAGTCAATTCAAAACGCGATTGGGTTGTTCCACTTGGCGCACTACGCAATCTAACAAGGTTGCTTGATGTGCCGTCTGTTATGTCAAATCGGTAGTTTCCTCCCACCACTAAGGTGTAGCTGGAACTAACGTAAAACGTCCCTTCGCCTTGGTTATACCAACTGCTGAAGTTTGTCCCTGTCATGCTGGCAGCATCAGCCGCACGAGTGACTTGGCTTGCTACTGTGGGGATGTAGCTGGTGGCAAAGGCTCCGGCTTCCAGTTGAGCGCCCCATGCAAGCAGACCGCTAAAGCCATCTCCAGTAAGTGCGCTTGCTCCTGCATATGGAAAAGACCTAACAGTTAACGAGGTGTGAGCGTCTGTCGTGTAAGTAAAAGCCACACGCCACCAGCCGTTGCCAGCATTTGATACCGCAACAGAAGCACCTGTAAAAGCACCTGTTACAGACGGAGCAGTAACGACACTTCCATCAATTAGTGAAACAATGACCGATGCGCTGTTTGCCGAAAGATTGCCTATATCTTGCAACCGCACAGATGTTGTCACGCCTAATGCCTTGAAATATCCACTTCGGGTGTACTGAATTGCAGAGGCTGCTTTTGATACAACTTGTCTTGTTACGTTGTTGCTAAAAGAACTTTGACCGCTTTCAACAATTAAAGCATCTGCTGTTTGTGCGCCATCTGGTGCAATAGCGGTGTTTGCAGTTACGCTGTATGGTGATGATGATGCCCAAGGCGAAACATTACAGGTCTCACTTTGCAACAGCAAATTCGTCCGGCTCTCCTCAATCTCCAGCCCCAAGCTCTCAAACGTAATTGGGTTGTGGTCAAACCGTGCCACGTTTGATGCTGCTGTCAGAAGCTGCGGGATGTAGTTGGTGATGGTCTGTGTGGTTGTGGCTGTGTAGGCTGTGACTGCGTTACGTTGCTCTCTTTGAGCTCCCCATGCGTAAAAGTCCACGCTAACGGCAGTAGTAGTCGCACCAAAAGCGGCAGAAGTTGAGTCCACAGCAGCAATATAAGTGCGCCCCCCAGCAGTAGCACCGAACACAACAATGCAGCGATACCAACCATTAGCCAAAGCGACTATCGAGCCAGTAGCGTTAGCACCAGCGGTTCCTACGGTTCCACCAGTTAGATCAAAATTGCAAAAATTCCCTGAGTTGCCTTCGGCATAGATTTGTACAAAGCTGTGCGTTCCTGCCTTTAGAAAAATACTAACAACCACATTTGAAAGTGATGTCTGATCTTGACGCACCCATTTAGCTACACCAGAAGTTGCGTTTAACGCAATCTTTGTTGCTGTAGATGTTCCATCAGGGGCAGTCGTGTCGCCTGTATTATTTGTTGCTGTGAGACTACTTACAGCCCATGGCGATGTGTTAAGAGCTTGCGACTGCAACAGCAAATTCTCTTCAGCCTTTGCAGTAGTCACGCCATCATAGAACGTGGCCGTGCTGGCTCTGGTGAATGTGACCCTTGAATCGAGTTCTTTGGTGTTGGCAAAGTCAAGCAGCAGCGTTGGCTTGATTGCGGGAAAGTTTGCTTGAATGCTCATGATGCGTCCTTATGCGAGTGTCAGTGTTGCAGAGCGTACAGTACCATCAGAGCCTTTGACTTTGATAAGCAACGAGGTGTTAGAGGCCAACTCAAACACCATATCGCCAATGCCATTAGGCACTGCTGATGCTTGCGGCTGAATGACCACTGACTCAGAGTTCATGTAGGCCATCTCGCCCAAGTACTGATTCAGCGGAATTTCGTTGGGTGCTGTGCCAATGTCTGCTTGGCTGACCAAGTTGAAGTATTGCCCGCCAATGTTCTCTTTGAAACCGTTGTTGCGGAAAGAGCCTGTGGTGTTGCCGTAGACGTTCAAATCCTGCTGTACGTCCAAAGACGCAACAGAGGTCGGGCCTGTTAGTTGGATGTCAATGCTTGGTACTGTGTACTGATAGACGGCATCGTTGTTCGAGCCGACCATGTACATCTTTGTGCCATCGGGCTTGATGTAAAGACCTTGTGGAGTTATGTCTTGACCAGCAACACTGAACACGTTAACAAACGCTGATGTGCTAATGTCCCAAGGGATTGTCAGGTTGTAGACGTTAACGTCATCGCCCGTATGTCCCATTACAAACATCCGTGAACCATCGCCTGTAAAAGTTACGGCATTAGGAATTGATTCTTGACCAGCTACCGAGAACGACTGCAAAAATGTTGCAGTTGATACGTTCCAAGCCGTTGATAGTGTGTACTGGTAAACAGCATCCCCAGTGGAGCCAACCATGTACATGGACAAACCATTAGGCCTAAACCATAAGCCGTTGGGAGCGGCCTCTGCTGCAACGGAAAAAGAGATATTGTCGTAAGACGCTGTTGCAATAGACCAAGGAGTGCTTAGTGTGTACTGGTAAACAGCATCGCCAGTTGAGCCGACAACGTACATTTTTGTACCGTCAGCACGGAAAAAGATGCCACTTGGGTTTGTATCTTGTGAAGACACAGAAAAAACAGTTGAATAAACAGCAGATGAAACAACCCAAGCTGTAGACAGGTTGTACTCGTTGACATCGTCACCCGTTGTGCCAATGATGTACATCTTCAGACCGTCAGGGCTAAAGAACAAATCAGAAGGCGTAAGCTCTTCTGCCGCAACAGAGAAAAACACACTGTCGTAGCTTGCACCAAGTACGTTGACGTTGCTCAGGATGGTGTCACCAGCCACATGGACTGTTGCTGCTGGAGCCGCCGTAGCAAAACCCGTCTTGCCAGCGCTTGTAATGCGAACACGCTCCACGGGGGTATCGGAGCCATCGGGGGTTGTGCTGAGTAACAGACGACCCGGCATATCGTTTGTGCCGGGTGTACCGTCTACCTGAGCAACGATGTTTGCCGCACGAATAAAGGCCGTTCCGTCATCTCCGTTAAACGTCAGACCGCCAAGGTTATCGCCACTGGCAACAACACCAAATGTGCCAACTGAAGCGCCCCGGCTCCTTGCCAAAATATACTGCGGCGAAAATGTAGACGTGGCGTTCCACCCAAACCCGGCAACAGCGGAGCTTGAATTTCCTGTACCGTGAGATTGAACGCCGGGGGTTAGTTGAGCAGTAGAGGCTATTCCGGGGGCAGTAAGAGCCGTAGCATTGCCTCTTATGACGTTACCGCTTGTGTCCACCACAAACGGGGAGGCGTCTGGGTTAGTTGCGTCCTCCACCACCAGCGCATTGCCTGTACCTGTTTGCGTGATTCGCAGAGCGTCAGTAGATGAGTTTGCAGAAACAACACCACTGGTTGCTGTCAACGATGTAAACGCACCTGTGCTTGCAGTGGTCGCACCAACAGAAGTGCCGTTGATCGTTCCACCGGTAATAGCAGCTGCGGTCTTCTCAACTTTATCCGTGTTCAGATTGCTGAAGTTTGTGTCGACCTCGGTGTTGGTCAAGGGTGAGCCCTTGACACTGCGCAATACGATGGTGCTCATGATCTACCTTCCTGTTCTACTAACGGCGGGAACAAATTAGCTTACTGTGATTGTCCAAGTAATGCTCAAAGAGTCATCTGCGCCTTTGTTGACCACGGCAAACTCAGTACGGCACAGCATAGTGCCCGCTGAAGACGCGTTAAAGATGCCAGCTTCGGTCACAGCGCCAGTACCTACGCCAACGCCAAAGGATGCAACGTAAGTCACCACAGCACCGGAAGCGCCGCTGGAAGTAAGACCTACACGGCCCAGCTCAGTGCCCAGTACATTGTCACCAATAACAGGGTCATTTGTGCCGGAGCCAATGGCCATGTGGCTCATAGCTGTGGGGGTGCCAACCATGCGTGCAGCGATGTAACCCTTTCCCGCCGTAACAACTAAGTTAGGGACAGTCTTTTCGCTCTTGAGTTGGCCATCAGGACCAAACAACTTGATGTTCAGTTTACCTGTGGCTTTGACTGTTTCTTGAATCATCTCATTCTCCTATGCGAACGTGCGGTACTCACCGACGTAATCTGCTTCAAAATATGTCAAGTCACAGTACCCTTGGGAGATAACTGAACCAGACTCCGTAAAACCAAATGAATCTGCGACTGCTTTGGTGGTAGACCGTACCGCTAAATCCGCTGTACCCGCCGTGTCAGACAGAATTTTTGTGAACGCTACAGCCGTAACATCCGCAGCCGTTAGTGTATCCGCAAGTGCCTTGCTAAAGCTAGCCCTAGTCGCCGAAGACATACTAAACGCGTCAGCTAGCGCCTTGGCTACCTCAATCGCCTGATCGTCCGGGACACCCAGTGAGTCCACAAGAACCTTGGCTACATCGAAGAACTGAGCGTCGGCGATTGAGGCGATGTTGTTGATGTACTTGTCAAACGTGTAAGTGCTGCCGTCGCCTACACTCGTGCCGTCGTTCAGAGCAAACGCATCGGCTAGAAGTTTGGCCACCGTCCTGCCTACAGTGTCACTTGTGGCTACGGTCTCTTGAAGCAGCTTTTCCGGCGTCAGCGCCACAGCTTCTGATATGGTCACAGTCTCAGTAAATGTGCGTATGGCAATTTTGACAATGTTGATGACATCAGCAGCAGAGACCGTATCTGCCAGACGTTTAGTTATCGTGCGCCGCGCCGCGTCAGCAGTGGATATGGAGTCCACCACAGGCTTGCCAAAAACCAGTACCGTAGCGTCTACAGCAGTTGTAGTGTCCCTAAACCGTTTGTTCAGTCCACGCTCGTCAAGCGCAGCTATGGCGGCTGCAGCCACGTACGTAACGGTAAACCCAGCGTCTACAAAACTTGGTGTTGCTGCAGCGGCTACATAACTTGCCGTCGCAAGTGGAGACACTGCGGCTACTTCCGCCCCTATCTTTACTGCAGTCGCATCAGCTACGGGCGCAACAACACTAAGGCCAGCACCTAGTTGAACAGTGCTGACGGTAGCCTTGGTCATTAAAAGTCCTGACGGAGCTTGAACTTCAGCAAGTCGTAGACAGTCTGGATCGTAGTGTCGGCGAACGTGATCTCAATCTCGCCCTCATAGTCCCCGGGGTCGCCGTCAAGAATTGTAGGTTGGTCAGACCAGAAAAACACCACCACACCGCCTGCGCCGTTGGTCACAGTACCAGTCAAAGTACCGCGTAGCGTCTCAGAGCCCACAGCCCTAAACTTCAAGCGCACAGTAGCACCAGTGACGTTAATCGCTGTGTTTGTCGTGGTATCAGTCAGAGTTACCGTGAGCGCCGGGGCGGTGTCGCCCTGCACGAGTCGAATCTTCTCAGCCATGTGAGCTCCTTATGCCGCTGGGCGCTGGCGCACCATCATATGGACGCCGCGAAAATCACGAATGCGGGCGTTGGTAATGGCCCGCTCATACAAGCCCTTGTGCATACCAGCCAGAGCCACATCAGACCACTCTTTACCGGGGATCATGGCGAGTTGCGCAATCGCTCCGCTCACGATCGTGTCAGCGAATGTCTCATAAATCCAGTCCTCGACACCTGTTCCGTTGCGGTTAGGTTTGAGCACAGCATAGACTTTGAGCGTGGTGCGCTCCTCCGGTATTGGGAAGATGCGGATGCTGTTGTCGGCCTGAACCCAGAACTCACGGGGCTCGCCAACCTCGGACAGTTTCTCAGCGCCAATCAAACGCAGGTCAGTGCGTGTGAGAGTCGCTTCTCCATACACCACAGAGATGACGTTCTCCACAAGGCCTGTATCCGGGTCGAGGTCGTAGTCGACCGTGCCAGCTACAACGGTGATACCGCTAATCTGCTCGCGCCACAGGTACGTGCGGGCGAAGAAATCAGAAGCCGTAGAGGCCAGATACAACTTCAAGCTGGGGTCTGGGCACCCGGGCAAATGCGGGGCCAGCAGTGGTAGAAAGTCGGCCCACAATTTTGCCATTACGCAACTCCCGGCTGCGATGCAGCGTTGGTCTGAGCAGACACACCCAGAGCGTTCTGGAAGGCTTGGTAATGCGCCACAGCACGCTGCGCGTTGGCTGCATATTCTGCGTCCTTACTGTATGCGCGGTAGAGCACATAGTCCAGCAGGGCGTTGAAGTAGCTGTCGTCAATGCGGATGACTTCGGTTGTGGCAGAGTTAATCAGCTGAGCCTCAGTCAACGTGTGCGCCAACGGCACGGACGAGTAAATCACCTCAAGGCGGGCCGCAGTCGTAGCTGGCGGGTACACCAGACGTACCAGTTGCGGCGCTGGTCGTCGAGCATGCGGCGGTTGACCAAACGAACTGCGCCTTTTGCGGAAGACGCAGCCGTGTTGCGCACGACTTCAATGACGCGAAGCGCTGAAGCAAACGTGGTGGTCACGACTTGTCGTGCCCCTGCTACGCATGTGAACTCGCCAGTTGCCGTGTTGGCGTCTGGGCGAAGATTGACAGCCTCTCGGTAGCTGTCGTTGAGCCATCCCTGCAGCTCCAACACAGGCCACCGTACAGATGTGGTATCTTGGAGCAGTGTCTGCGCCCGAGAGATAAGGTCTACAACTTTTGCGGTGGCCATGGTCTACCTCACAGTTCAGGCTTTACATCAGCCGATTCTACCGCAACGGGCTCAGCTGGTACATCTTTTGCCTTGCGAGTGCGTGTGGCTTTGGTCTCAGCCTCAACAACGGCTTGGTTGGAGTGTGCATTGGCCAACTCTTGACCTTCGGGAGTGTATTCCCACTCAGTGCCATTCATGCGGGCCAAGATGACAACTTTGCCGTCTACCGTTGCGCGGGCTTTGTTGGACAGAACTTCGCCGTTCAGGCGGGCCATTAGGTCGATCACGTTCATAGTGTGCTCCAAGATGTAAAAAGGGGCTCCGAAGAGCCCCTTTATTGTGCCACCGATTAGGCGCTGAGAACAGCGGCCCAGTCAGCACCGCCCAAGCTGATGTAAGCACCAGACATGTTAGCGGCCAAGGCTTTGGCTGCGTTGGCAGAACCGTTGTTGATCTTGCCACCAGTGTTTGGATACACGTTCAGAGCCACGCCAGAGCTGTTCACGACGTAGATAACGTCGCCGAGAGCCAAGTCAGCAGGCAAACGCACGCCGTCGCTGGCATTGCCAGTTGTGACGAAGCTGATGGCGCCTGCGAGCTGGGTAGCACCGGCTTGAGTTTGAGTTGTACCAGCTGTGACGGCTTCGTAGCCACCAATGCTGCGGGGAAAGGAAGTGGTATTAGGCATGAGAATCTCCAAAAGGGTAAAAAAAGAAAGGGCCCCCGAAGGGGCCCAGTTCATCAGGCTGTGCCGACTTGGGCAACGACCAGAGCTTCTGGCTTGACAGTCTTGCGACCGTACACAGCCAAACCACGGACGATGTCGCCGAAGTCAGTCTGGTTACGCAGAGGCTCAGTCTTGTTTACAGTCATGGCGAAAGACATTGCTGCCTTAGTGCCAGCAACCATGGTGCGACGAGCTTTGGCGTTGGACACAGCACCGCCAGTGGCGGGGTCGGTCAAACCAGCAACCAGTGCCTTGCCAGCAGCGCCGCGTGGCAGCAAGTTGGACACGTACACAGTGAAGCGGTCCAGCATACCGATCTTGCCGCTACGGATGGTCGACTGAGCGTCGCCAGTGAAGTAGGCTTGAGCGATGTTGGATTGCATCAGCAAATGACGGTCGAAGGGGCTGATAACCAACCAGCGACCATCTTCAGGCACGTTCTGCTCGTCCAACACTGTAGACATACGCAGGATAGCCTTCAAGACGTTCTCAGGAGTGGCTTGGTCGATGGGGGTAACGTCTGTGCCCAAGTTGTAGGCAGCAGAGATAGCACCAGCGGTAGCGCCTTCGTTGGCAGCGGCAGGGCCTTCAGTGACCATGTTGTTGAAGAACACTTCGTTTTCGATGGCGATCTTCAACTGCTTGGCGGCGTCTTCAGTGAACATGTTCATCAAGTTCATGTCGGACTGATAGGCCAGCACGTCGTTGACTTGCACGCCGAAGTACTTGCCCTTGTTCACTTGCATATCTTGGAAGATAGGAGTGGGGACTTCGTACGACAGGTTCTGGCCAACGGTGTAGTCGGAGATGCTGATCGAAGGGGCCAAGCGGATACGGATGGTATCGCCTTGGTTCTTCAACTCGCCTTCGTAATCGGTATTAGCGATTTCCGACAGCATGGTGTTCTGGTAGAACTTGGCCAGCAATTTGCCGGACCACAGGGTGGGGATGAAAGCGCCGGAGTACGAAGGGTTCGTATTGAACGGCGATTGGACGGGATAAACTGCAGCCATGTTGGCCTCCTAAAAATAAAACAGGTTGGGTTTCAACGCTGTGTCACTGGTCACGCGGTTACGCGACCTTCCATGAACGCAGCATCAATTTCAGCTTCAAGTTTCTTTGCCTCGTCGACGCGCCCTTTGACACCCAGATCAGTCGCCTTGCGGAACATCTTTTCGATGTCTGCGTTGGTGTAGACCTTACCTTTTTGAGAGGTAGGGGGTGTGCTTGTGGCACTACGATTCGGCTGAATTTGACGCTCAAGCTCTTCGGTTTTGTCGGCAGTGGGCTCTACTGGCGCAACGCTCTTTTTGAACATCGCCACGTAGTGTGCTACTCCTTCGGCGTCGCCTCGGTTGAACGCTTGTTGTGCAACAGAAGATCGTGGAGCTCGGAGCAGCGGGTCCACTTCGTTCAGCCAAGCAATCCACTTGGGATCAGCATTGACTGCTTCAAAGTCCGGCACCATACGGTACAGGCGCTGCTCAAAACTGGCTTCAGACACTTGAGTACCGGTGCTGGTCAGCTGCTCGCGCAGCTTCTCATTCTCGGCACGCATGGCGTCTAGTTCGCCACGAAACTCTGCTGCCACTTCGCGGGCAACTTTGCGCTGGACCTCAATCAGGTCCGAACCAAATGCTTCAACATCAGCATCAGTCACCAACTTCTCAGCGACTGCGGGCTTCACAGGCTCAACCGGCTTGGTCTCGCTGGCTTTGCGGAGGTTATCCACTTGGGCCTTGAGGTCACGCAAGTCTGCATGCAAGCGAGGAACTTCGGCGTCGTACATACCTTTGAGGGTCTTGTACTTCTGCTCCCATTTCTCTTCCGCTACGACTGGTTCAGTCGGTGTCGGCGTTGGCTCAACAGGCTTTGGCTCTGCAGGCGCGGGCTGTGGGTCTTGGGGAGGCTCTGCTGGGTTAGGCGTAGGGTCTGCGGGGGCAGGGTTCTGCGCGTCGGTCAGCTGCTTTTCCAGTGCTTCCAGTTCACGTAACTGAGCTTCTACTTGTCTTGGCAATGCCATTCAATTCTCCTTGTCGCTCCAACTCTGCTTCTGGCTCCTACTGCGGTCTGCCGTCTACGTAATGGTTTGCGCGGATTTACAAAAAACGGATCATTTGATCCGGTCGAAAACCTCTGACGATTTTTCAACCGCTTCGAGGAAATCTGATAAGGCTTGGGCCTGACCTTGGAGACGGTGTATGCGGTGCGGCTCTTCTGCAACCATCAAGGAGTTTTTAGTCTCCTCCAGTTTCATCCGAAACAGCGCCAACAGCGGCTCGTTTTCTTGCAGCTTGCAGCGAATCAACGCTTGCATGTGCTGCCGATCAGGCTTTTGGCCTACAAAAATCTTCATGTGTGGATTCTATACAACAAATTCAAAAAAAGTCAAACACCATTAGGGCGCGGAGAAATCATATTTCCCTCACGTCCCCCAACTTGGCTACCATCAGGCAGCATATTCTTTGGAGCTGGGCCCTGCGTCATGCCCGGAGCGCCGCCTTGCAATTCGCCCGCGATCATGGCCAGCTGCTCTTGGAGTTGAGCGTTTTGCTGCTGCAGAGTCTGCATGGCTGTGAGCGTTGGGCGGTCTGGCACGATGCGGTTCACGTTGCCGCTCAGGTTGCGGGCCTGCTCGCGCAGGAGCTCCGCTGCACCGTCCATGCCCACAATCTGCTGGGCCACTGGGCTGTTGAGCACGATCTGCAAGAACTCGTTGCGGCGCACGGCTTCGGCTTCCTTGACCACCAAGCTGGTAGCACCCTTGGCCACAGCCTTGACGTCACCGATCAGGTCTGGGTCTTTGCTGTAGCGCAGGTTGTCTTGGTACAGGCGCTCGATAGACGGCACGATCACGTTGCGGTCGATGTTGCTGATAACCTGCTTGATGCCCTTGCCAGCGTTGGAGATCAGCATCGACAGACCAGACGATGTACGGCCAGCGCCACCCGAGGGGTCGCCAGTCATGTAGCGCGGGATCATGGTGTCCTCGTCCGCACGGGCAGAAAACTTCTCGAACACGGCCATGAGTTCCTGAGCGTTGCTGTTAGGCTGGAAGAACTGAAGCGGCTGCGAGCCGTCGTTGAACTCCGAGCTCTGAAACTGCCAGATTTTCCAAGGGTACATCTCTGTGATGTCCTCGCCCGGGGGCAGGCGCGACACGTTCACACCCACCTGCGGGCCAGAGCTGATGCCCATGTTGTTGGCCAAGCTGCGAGCAGCGGCGTTCACCATGTTCTGGGAGTCACGGCACAGGTCAGTCACGCCCTTACCAGCCACAGCGCCGGGGACTTTCTCGTACGACGTCACATAGTACGGCTTGCGGCCCAGCGGGTCGTAGTTCAGCACAGCGCGGATTACCGTGGAGCCGACCAGCCACACCTCGCAGGGGTAGTTCAGGTCTGGGTCAGGAATCTCTTTCTTCGACAAACCCCAAGTCAGCAGGTCGCTGCCCTTGACGCTGTCCCACATCTGCAGGGCGTCGATCAGGTCTGTTGTGAAGATGGTCTGCGTGGTGTCCTTGCCTTCAGCCGTAGCTTGGGCGCTGTCAGTCCACAGCCACTCGTTCAGGTTGCCCATGTCGAAGCTGTTGAGCACGGAGCGGATCGCGTCGTCGTTGTACCCGGGCACGCCCATCAGAGCCTGCAGGTCTTCACGAGTCATGCGGTGGCGCTCAACGATGAAGCCGTCCTGAATGTCAGAAGCCCATGGTGCCCAGTAGAGCATGAACGGATCAACCCGCTCCCACTCGTTGCGAATCTCTTCGGATGGCACCAGCTGGCCGTTCTGCCAAGCCATGGTTTTGCGCTTGCGTTTGACCGGGCCTTTGAGCACGGCGTAGGGGAACGTCACGATGTCGTCCAAGAACGCATTCAGGGCGTCGGTCCAGTTACCCTCGATGAGCTGGTCCTCCATCTTGAGTTCCATGCGGTCAACGCGCTCGTTGGCTTCCTCGCGCAGACGGCGCATCGCTGCGTCTTTCATCTGGGCTGCGGACTCGCGCAACTGTGTGGGGTCTGGCATGGGCATGCCCTGCTCCATCAGCGCCTGCAACTGCTGCTGCATGCTGGCCATCAGCTCTTGGACCAACTCAGGGGGCAGTGTGGGCTCAGGTGTCGCCTCAAGGCTCCACGGCTTGTCAGAGCCAGTGCCCAACAAGGTATCACGCAACCAGCTCGTCGCGGCGCGGCACTTCACTGAGGACAGCTGGATGTAAATCTCCGAGCCGCCTTGGCGCTTGATG